AAAATCTCCTTGATTAGTTTGCCGGTTCATACTCGTATCCGCTTTCGGAAGCCGATATATAACCTAATGGAGTTGTCACACACCCTTCATCATCTAATTCGCCATATGTTCCAAGACCGGTGAAAGAATTGGAAAATACTATTCCAGTTCCGTCATCACATATTATAGAAAACCAGTTATATCCACTATTTTTTATTTTGTTCTCGAGAAAAGTTGCGTATCCGTTTTCTGAAATCTGCGACAAGACTTCTTTAGGTATAACAATATATGCACGCTGCCCAATTACATCAGTACCATTTCCGTTTGTTACATCAGCACACATTATAATAGCATTTAACAATCGCTGATCGTTTTCGTTGTCTGTAGTCGAAACAGAATCTGAAGACGGAGTGTCTGAATCAGAAGTAGCTGAACTACTGGAAAGCTGCTCTTTTAACGAAGCATTTTCTGCTTTCAACTCCTCAATTTGTTTCTTTAATTCTTCCATTGTTTTCAATAGTTCTGTGTTTTCAGCTCCCTGGATCTGATCTGGCGCTTGAGAAAAAGCGTCTTTTTGAATTTGCAATGGATACGAAGCACCCGTGCCAAATGGAAATTCTGAAAAAGTTGTATTTAATACTTGAAAATCGTTTATTCCATAATCTGTTAAATCTTGTTCTCTGAAATGAAATTTAGCAACTCCTTTTTTCCCCGCAGCTATACAAGTGCCCCCAGAATATATGGTAATTTGAAAACCATCTATGTCTGAACCGTCTAAGCCAAAGTTAAAATCATGATCTGAATGATTTTGAATCATAAACTCTATTGCGTAATTCCCTCTTTCGTAAAAAATACGTTGTACATTTACTGTGTATTCTTCAGTATCACAAATTAGAGAAACAGGAGATTCGGCATCTATTCTTATGGCTTCATTGTCTGCAATAGTAGATGCAGTTTCAGAAGCAGCGTATACAAAAAGATTGTTTGAAATAAAAATATTTGAAATAAGACTACTTGCCAAAATGATAGCAACTGTTTTTCTTCTCATATGTTTATTTCCCCTTCCTGCTCCGGTACCACTCGAAGCTTATTATTTTGCTTTCTTAAGAGGTTCGACAGTATCTTCTTCCTGTCGCTTTAAACATTTTATGTACCCCTTCAATTCACCTCGAAATTCCAACTGCGCATCATGCGGAAGTTGGTGAAATAGTTTTAAAATATCTTGATCCTCTTGGGATATAGAAATGGATTTTTCACCAAGCAATATATAGTCAGTTGATACGCCGAAATATTTTGCTAGCTTAACAACGACATCACAAGAAGGCTTACTTCCTTTTTTCCAATCCGAGACAGAAGAATTGGAAATTTCCAAATCAGAAGTGAGCTTTTTGGCCGTAATTCCGTTTTCTTTTAATAATGCAAGGATTCTATCTAACATGAAACCTACCTTTCAATAAAAATTGGAAATATCCAAATAAAAGTATTGACAAATTGGAAATATCCAATTATTATTAAAAATGTAATAAACAAATGTTTAATGCAAAAAAAAGAGAGAGTTACATCGATAAATCGGAGAGCAATGCTTTATTGTTTTCTTCAATCATGGCCGCCACAGCAATGATAAGAGCCTCAGCAGATGCTTCCGACATAACAGTGTTTCCGGCAGGAATACCGTTTCTTAATAATTCAGAAAGAATCCGGCGGTTTTCGTCACCATAACGTTTAAGTCCAATTCTTCTGAGATTATCAATCCAATTATCCATGATAACTCCTTTCTGATTATTTTAATGCAATCGCAAACAAATGTAAACAACAAATGTAATAAACATTTGTTGAAAACGGAGGTGATATTTTGAAGCGAAAACTGTCTCCATGGTGCAAAGAAGTAAAGAAAACCCTAATTGACAGAGATATGTCTGTCACGGAATTATGCGGTGAAGTTGGGATGTGCAGGAACTATGTGACAACCACCATAAATGGAAGAATGTATGCACCTGCACTTGCTGAAAAAATCAGCAAGGCTCTGGATATCGATACAGAGTACACAATTTAATTATCATAACTTGATTATACAGCTTATAGAAGGAGAGAAAAATGTCGAAATTTGCTACGAAAGCAGCGGCTAATATGTTTTGCCAGGCACGATATGAGGCGGCAAAGTCAAATGAACGTCTGAGCAGCAGAGAAGGTGCTGCGGAAGAAATAGGAATCGACCGTACAAGGTTAGCCAGAATCGAACTTGGGAGCACAATACCATATCAGGAAGAGGTCCTTTTGATGGCTGACTGCTATAAGGCACCGGAATTGAAAGGAAATTATTGCCGGGAGATGTGCCCGCTTGGAAAGAACATGCCGAAGATCGAGAATGCAGGACTGGATAGAATCAGCCTGAGAATGCTTTCTTCTTTAAAGAAGATAAACGAGGCAAAGGAATCACTTCTTGATATTACGGCAGACGGAATTATCTCAGAAGAGGAAAAACCGGAACTAAAAAAAATCATTCAGACATTAGACGAAGTAAATGAGATCACGCAGAATCTGAAAAATTGGATTGAGAGAAATCTGGAATGAGGTGCTTGGTATGGAAAATGCAAACGGTGTAATCAAAAAACTTACATCTGCGGAACGTTCTTACTATACAGCCGCTGAGGTCAGAGAAATGATGGGTGTGAGCAGGGATACGGCATATCGCATGATACGTTCCCTTAGATCGGACCTGATAGCCGATGGACAGCTTGCCAAGGGGTATCCGTCAGGGAAAATCCCCAAAAAGGCATTTAACAAATTATATATGATTGAATGAAAGGGGTGGATACGATGGCTTTTTACAGAATCTGTCCGGATTGCGGAGCGTATCTGGATCCGGGAGAACAGTGCAGTTGCCATGAAGAATGTCTGATTGAAATGGAAAGAAAAGAAAAAGCAACTGCATTTGTTGAAAAGATGATGAAAGAAGAAAAAAATGGCCAGCTTCGCCTGGCAGTATAGGAGGGAAAGATGCTGACAGCAAAAGATCTTGAAAAATATCATCAGGCCGCAGAGCGGATCCTGAATGCAATGGACAACAGCCCGGTGCCGATCAGCTGGCACGAAATGGACAGAATGGAATTGCAGAGCGTTATCGCAAAGGAATTGATTCTCATTGACAAGGAGGCAAGGAAATGAATGTATGCAAGGTGCCAGATATGTGCAAAGACATGGAATATAAGTATATCACAGAAGATTCCAAAACAAGGGTATATCTGTCCGTGGTGCGAGAATTCAATGAGGCAGAATATGAGAAATACTGCATCCGCAAAAAGAAAGAGAAAGTGAGAAAGAGAATCCTTTTTATTGCAAGAGCTTTGAAGTATGCACTTCCAGTCCTGGCAAGCACGATTCTTTACAAAATGCTTTCAAATAAGCTTTATCTCGAAAGAGGAAGCTATGAAATTGGCTCAGAAATAGTTTTTGTTGGAATATTTGGCATCGTACTGTTTGGGTTTCTGGATTGGTTTATAGGAGGTGATGAACATTAAAAAGGTCTTGGATAATAAGGGGAAAGCGGAGTGTAGACGGCACCCACGATCCTATCCAAGACCAGTCAGAACTTTTAAAAACAGGTTATCGACCCTTTGTTTTTAAAGTCATCGTCATTTTATCACAAAAATAGGAGGTTATCAAGTAGATGAAAGAGGTTTTAGGAAGCTTGCCGGAAGTTATCACGGCATACAAAAATTACAATCTGCTGGTTCCTACAGCAACGGACGTGCAGCTCAATCCATTCTACAAATTCCATGTAGAAGAGGTTCCAGTCGATCTGGGTGAGAACAGCGGAGATATTTTCAAGGTTGGTTCAGTTAAGACAGGTAAGCAGGATGAGAGAGGAAAAGACATCTGGGAAGATGTGTTTTCTTTATCTAAGCCTTTGCTCAACAAAATGGCTATGGCAGCCGGTATCCAGTTCAATCCAAAGGAAACATATGGTGAGCGTATCGACCGGGTTACATATCGAGCACAGGCTCAGGGAGCTATGCGCAAGGCTGACGGAACAGCCAGAACAGAAACTGACCAGAAGGTGATCTGTCTGGAAGATGAAGAAGAGAAATACCGCATTGAGTTTGCTGACAAAGCCGCAAAAGGCATTACTGATGAAAAACAGGCACAGGCAGCTGCGGAAATCTTTTCTGGACAATGGGTGGAATCCAAGAATAAATGGGGGAAGAAATGTCAGGCCTTTGTGGTTGCGAAAGAAGATAGAGACAGATACATTGATCGCTCCGTCATGGTAAACATGGCACTGCTGAAAAAGACCTGGGCTGAAAAAGCTATGACCGGTGCGAAGCTTCGTGTTATAAGAGCTCTGCTTGGTGTAAAAGGCACATACACAAAGGCGGAATTGCAGAAGAATTTCGCTATCCCAACAGTTATCTTTTCACCTGATTTCTCGGATCCACAGGTCAGGCAGGCAATGCTGACACAAGGCATGAACTCCGTGAACAATATGTTTGGTACACCACAGATAGCAGTTAAGAGCGTGGATTTCGAATCTGAAAGCACAGTATTTACTCAGGATGATCTGAATAATCCAGCATATGCTTCGGATACAGAAAACGAAGATGATTATCCACCAATGCAGGAGCCGGATATTGCTCCCGAACCGGAGCCAGAACCAGAGCCGGATAGATCGGCAGATTTCCAGTGTTCCAGATGCGGTGAGGTCATAAATGAAAGGGTTTACGAATATTCAATCAATAAATTCGGAGAGCCACTTTGCATTAAATGCCAGAGAGGAGGCGGGCGCAGATGAAAATAATAAAGGTATCAACAGAATTGGAAATGTCAGTACATGAATTTCCATCCGGTACCATCCGGGAACATAACAAAGCTCTGTGTGAGCTTATCGGAAACGGCTGTGACCTTGTAGAACATGTAATGCCAAAGAGATTATACACAGAACTGAAAATGCCCTCCAGCCCTGTTAAAGAACCAGGGAAGTGTGTGAGTATGCTGATTGATGAAGAGGGAAGACTGAAGCCGAACAAAGCAAATCTGATCGGAAGTTATCTTTACGAGTTTGATAAACATGGATGCCCCATTGTTGGAAATATTCTCTTTATCGGAGAAAAGATGGGAGATGATGGCGTTGAATTCTGCGGAATTTGCGAGGAGAACTTTTCCCTTTTAGAAACGGAATTGAAGAACATAATCACAGCAATGAAAGCAACAGTAAAGGAGATGAGCAAATGAAAATATTACATACAGCTGATTGGCATATTGGCCAGTTCAAAGGTCCTGTGGTGGACGGAGCGAATCTCCGTTCACAGGATACGGTAAAATGCCTTAACTATATGATTAAGGTTGCAGCGGAAGAGAAACCCGATATTGTTTGTATTTCCGGTGATATTTTCCATCAGGAGCAGATAGGCCCGGTAAGGTATTCGGACGAAATGATTATTGCAACAGACACGATCACAAAATTAGCAGGTGTTGCGAAAGGAGTGATCGTAATGAGAGGAACGCCGAACCATGATGGAAGCGGACAGTTCAGAGTTTTGGATAGGATGTTTGAGAAAACTAGCCATGTGCATATAATAACAGCTCCAACTGTACTTCACACACCATATGCAGATATTGCCTGCATACCAGGATTTGACAAACAGGAGTTCAGAGCAAATTTCCCTGGTTTATCTGCAGACGAAGAAAATCTTGCATGGACGAAATATATTTCAGATATGGTTTTTACATTGAGAGCAGAGTGTGAAAAGACACCGATTCTCATGGCACATTATACGGTTCCTGGTTGCAACATGGAATCAGGGCAGACCTCCTTCTTCACAAACTTTGAGCCGGTCATTCCAACCACCAGTATTCCAAGGCATTGTAGATAACATTGTCGGGCACGTCACTCCCGAAACCGTAGTTGATGCTGTTGAAAACTTCTGCCCTCCATTATCCACATAGACAGCCGAACTATTATCGTCATAGTCTTCGATTTTGGTGATTCGTACCCTATTGGCCTTTGCGTTGAGGCCAGTATTTCCTCTATCTGTTTCTGGTTTACTATCGCTTGTTAACGAAGAAGCATTTCCAATGGAAACAGTTCCTCCAACGACAAGTTCTTTAGCAGCACTTTTGGATATAATGATACGTTCCACATCATTCTCCTGTACTGTGGCAGGTGTCTGTGTCCACCACCAGTTACATCCTGCCATCACCGACTGGCTATTTCGAGTTGCAAAGGCAATCTCCATAAGTCTTGTCATTCTCTCGGAGTCCTGTGAGGTTTCAGCGCAATACTGCGTGCCTTTCGCCCTGAACTTTGTGAGGGAACTCTGGAAGCTGTAGTTTTTCGGAGATACGCCACTAATCGAGGACGCAACACCGTCCGCATTGTCACCAGACATATATTTTGCAATTGCCACAAATGGCCGGATTGTTCCGTCTGGTCGGATTGCGCCGCCCTCCGGCAGCCACTCTGCAGAATGTCTGGTATCAGAAATAACGGTATCCTCGCCATTACTGTCAAATTTACGATATAACATTTATCTATCATTATCCGATTACTTGTTACAAAATATCGAAATACGTTAGAATGTATCATCACACTCGAACACGCATTCCATGTCTGCATCTTTTCCTTTCTTCAAAAACGCTTTCATGGCCACCATATCCCCATCTGCATCATATAACCCAACTTCAGAAATATAAGTATTTGCCAGCTCATTCTCTGCCAGTGTGCAGCGATATCTGATTTTTGTATCAGAAAGAACCTCATAACCATCAACGTTCTTGCGAAGCAATTCATGATGTAAGGTGTTCTGATCGGCACTGTGTGGTTTTACTGTTCCGCCCGAATCTACACCTCCATCGCCAAAAGCCATGCCTACAATCTTTGGGAGCGATGAAATCCCCGCTCTTGCTTTTACCATTTTTTTCTTAGCCAGTGTTGTAACTGTAGTCCCTGCCATTTAAAGGACCTCCCTTCCTGAATTTAGTTTTACACTTCCATCTAGCCTACACGTTCCATCCAGTCTTGCGGCCCGTGAAGGAATAACCATTGTGACCTCTACTTCTTCTTCGTGTTTAACAGGCGCACGAATCCGAACTGTCTGCAGATATGGCGGCTCTCCTGCATCAAGCAATAAAGTCCCGTCTAGCAAACAGTTGCCGTTCAGGATCTTATTACCATCACGCCAGCCCATAATTACCCTCTGTGTGCCTCTAAAATCAGCTTTCTCAGCATTAATCATATCAGGCAATGAAATACACTGTTTCGTTTCAAAAGCCTCCTGATTGCTGATAAACAGCCTATGCCCGATAAAAGTTTCCATCGGATACCAAGAATTAAGCTTTCTCGTTCCGTCCAGTGAAAAGTTTCCATCAAGAAAACCTTCCCACCATACAAAATCACTTCGTACGAAAAAGGAAGGCTTAAATATATTTTCATGATATACATCTGGAATCCGGTGAAAAATTCGATCTGCTATAAAATTCTCAGTTAAGACTGTATCGAATGGATAGACTGGGCGAAATTCTGTCGGATACCAATGATTCAGATTGATACTGCCGTCAAGAGCGAAGGAACCATCAAGAGAATACTTCCACCATGAAAAATCTGAATGATACGTCACTCTCTGTTCAAAGCTCTCTGTGCATTCAATAAGCATGAGGATAACCGAAAGAAGATATACTGTGTGTGATTGCTTCAGCTTATCGACTTTACTCTTAACTTCTCCTAGTTGCGATGACGTGCTTGGTTCCTGCGGATCACCGACAAGTAACGCCAGTGGAAAAGAACCATATATTTTGTTTGGTGTGGAGATGTCTTCTGGTTTTTGGGAACCAAAGGGTAACACAGTTATGAAGATTGAGAACCATGTTATGCGTCCGTATATCTGCTACGACTGTACAAAAATAACGACAGCTGGCGCAACAACAGAGGACTGGATTGCTCTCGGCTATGTGATTCCGGACAATAAAGGAAGCTGGAAATATATTAGCAAGCTTGGGTATTCAGCTGATGATCCAGAGGTTAGATATCCAGTAGAAGTAAATGCTTCTTCAAGTAATGGTTACGCTGACGGGTGCTATACAGAGGACCTCGAAAAGGCTGGCGACGGCCAGCGAGAG